CTATGTTCACACAAAAATTTTGTTACTCGTTCTGAGAGTGTTGACGGTATAACTATTGTATATAACGGACAAAAAATTTTATGGGAATTTGTAAATTTATCAATTTGTGGTCTAACCAAAAGTTCTAAAAAATCTCAAAATCTTCAACCAGACTATTTTTTTATTAAAATTACACAAAAAAAAGAAATTCTATGTTGTAATATATATATAATAGAAATAAAATTTCAACAAGTATCAGGATCAGTGGAAGAAAAGATACAAACAGGACTTCATAAGAAAAAAAAGTATGAAAGACGATATGAACAAATAAATAAAAAGTATAAATGTACATTTACTTATATATATGTATTATCGAATTGGTATAAAAAGGAAAAACTTGAAGAAGATATTGATATTGGGAGACAAGATGGTATTCACTTTATATGGGGGAGTAGTGGTATAAATGTTGGAAATGAAGAAGATAATCCTAATCTGTTAAAGGAATTATTTAGTATTATGAAAATTGAAATTGAAAATTAGTATATAAATAAATAGGTTATATTAGAAAATGCCTGTTAAATCAAAATATACTAAACCTTTTTTAAAGTGGGTTGGAGGAAAAACGCAGATTATAGATAAATTGATGGATAAATTTCCGAAAGAGATTGAAAACTATCACGAGCCATTTATAGGTGGTGGAAGTGTATTGATTGCTGTTCTTGAAAATCAGAAGAATAACAATATTACGATACGGGGTGGTATATATGCGTATGATTTAAATGAAAGTTTGATACACTTGTATAACTACATTAAAAATAATCCGAGGAAGTTGTTAGTGCATGTTCAGAAATACCTTTCAGAATATAATGAATGTAAGACTTTGAATGGAGAACGAGCGCCGTGTAGTCATGAAGAAGCAAAACTTGTAAAAGAGAGTTATTATTATTGGATGCGGGAAGAATTTCGCAAATCGCAGAAAGATACATTAAAACATTCTGCGCTTTTTATGGTTATAAACAAAACTTGCTTCAGGGGTATATATAGAGAAGGTCCAAACGGATTTAATGTGCCGTTTGGAAATTACAAAAGCAATCTAATTTGCAAAAATTCGGAAATCTTGTATATAAGCGAACTTATAAAAGATGTTACATTTATTCATTCCGATTTTGTAAATTCTATCTCAGTTATAAAAGATTCAAATGATTTTGTTTATTTGGACCCCCCGTATGCACCTGAAAACTCAACATCATTTGTCTCATATACAAAAGATGGTTTTAATTATGACAAGCATGTGTTATTATTTAACATGATTAAAGAAGGATGTTTCAACTTTGTTATGAGCAATTCTAAGGTTCCTATGGTTTTGGATTTTTTCGGCGATTACAATATAGAAGAATTAGAATGTCGAAGGGCTATTAATTCTAAAAACCCAGAATCTACTACGATGGAAGTTATAATTTCCAAGTAATGCTATTTGTTTAAGATTATTAAAAATTTTCATTTTAATAATCAATTTACATTGTTTCAAGTTCTTTCATATTTTTAATGATTGCATCCAGCATTACAGATGTATCAAAGAATATTTTGTCGACATTTAGGGTTAATTCATTGTGAATATTTTTCAACTCGTTTATATTATTGATTATATCTTTCTTAATAATATTAATTTTCTCCAATTCTTTTTCATGTTTGGACATTTTGTGAGCTTTTTGTATATCAGTGTGCATGCCGGTTACAGACGATTCAGAATACTTATCCGATATTTCTTGTAATTTGTGTATTTCATATTTCTCTGCCTCCGATACTCTATTATATAACACAGTCAACTGATTTAAGTAATTTGCATATTTTTGCTTCTTTAGATAGATTAATTCAGACTGACTCATGACATCGCCTTGTTCAACCAACTTTTTTAGATTATTGCTATGTTTGATTTGATTCACGTCTAGCACCTTGTGTATACCGTCTATAACATTTACGATATCATTGTGCACCGTTGGTAATTTTTCGTATAGAGATTCGAGGTCGATTGTCACTACTAATACTTTGGGCTGTATTAAATTATGATCCAGGATTATGAATCCTTCCAGGGAATCGTCTCTCCTAATAAAGCACATATAATTTTTATGGAGAATTGCAACCTTGTATTTTATTTTATCAACGCAATACTTGAACCGGTTTAATTGTCTGAAAATTTCTTTTAAATCCTTCTTATCCTTTGAAATATCTGTTAATGATACAGAATGTTTATAATTATCCTTCATTTTATCCATTAAATTACTATTTCCTCCATGCTCAGGACTGAGGTCCAATTCTAATTTACTGTAAGATTCTTCCATTTCCATGTCGTTTGGAGTATCTCCGTAGTCTTGTGTAATATTTCCTTCTTCATCCACATCAATATATTCGATTGTGTAGACGTTTTGATCTTTCTCCATTTGTATAGTGTATCTAGACGGAATATACAAGAAAAACATATTTGCGGACCCGATTGATAATACTTTTACATATACCAACTGGTCCTTCATAATATAATATGATTGCGGAACAAGACCATGATTATTAAGCAATTGATTTAATTTCTTTACAGAAAGCATTTTAATTTAATATGACATGATTTAAAACATAATAAATTTTACAGTTCATACATTTCCAGCAAATTTTTCTTACACTTACTGGGAAATCCTAGTATATTTATACCATCGTTATCACGCACAATGTCAATTGGAAATGTTGCACCCCGACCAATCAAAATGTCAATTACCTTGATCACAAGACTACCCTCAAAGGTCAAAATGTCTCCAAACTCGCTATCCAACAATTCTCCAATCAGCATTTCGAGCATGATCGTGGGGTCTGGCTTGGTTGTGTTCTCAATCATACGAACCAACGAGTTTTTCTTGTTCATTGTGAACACCGTTAAGAGTTCACCTCTCCATTTAAGCAATTGGTCGTTGGAAGAATTCCCCAACTTATTTTTTATCCGGTTGTAATTGAAAAGAGCCTCTGACTTGTCAACAGATTTGATGTACTTGTGGGACATGATGGTTGATATATTCTTGCAAAGAATCTAAAAATAATCAATTTTATTGGTATGCAAGTCTGAACGAATAACAAATCATATACCGATTTTTAAAATATTATAAAAATAAAATTGATTTAAACATTTCTTATATATAATTAAAACAGAGCATATTAAATATTTAATATGTTTAGCCCCCTTGGCCTAATTGGATAGGGCAACAGACTTCTAATCTGGAGATTACCGGTTCGAATCCGGTAGGGGGTAATATCATACAAAGCCCAGTATGACTAAATTAACATGGCACCTGGGATTGAGCTGTGGTGGAGCTGGTCGTTCTTATAAGGCGATTTCATTAGAGATCAAAACTCTACTCTCCCATTCTTTTATAGCTATTACAATATATTGTAATAGCTAGTGTACCCAAGCGGTCAACGGGGACCGACTTAAGCTCGGTTGACATTTGTCTTCGTCGGTTCGAATCCGGCCACTAGCAAACTATCATACAAAGCCCAGTATGATTGAATTAACATGGCATCTGGGATTGAGCTGTGGTGGAGCTGGTCGTTCTTATAAGGCGATTTCATTAGAGATCAAAACTCTACTCTCCCATACTTATAGTTATTACAACATGTTGTAATAACTAACAAACTTTATTTTGGACCTGAAAAATTTTTAATAAAACCATTAATTGCCGCATTTATGCCCGTACTAATAGTTTTTTCCAAATCATTTATACTCCTCGAACTTTCACTTCTACTAGGACTACTACAGCATCTGCTTCTACAACACCTACTCCTGCTACACTCAGTCCTACTACGCCCATTGTATCTGCTGGTACTCCTTTCACGTCTATTATCTTCTACACCTTCAACAATTTTACCCAAAATGTCCACAAGAGTTTTATGAGATTCAATTAAGATTTTTAAAGCTTGTAATTTCAAAGCTTCGGTATCTTCTACAATACACTCATCAGATGAATACCCATCGTCAGAACTATATTCGTCGGAAGAATACCCGTCAGATAAATATTCATCTGATGTGTATTCTTCCGATACGTATTCATCGGATAACTTTTCATATTCAATACAAGGGGTCTTCCATAAAGCAAATATTTTTTTACATGTGTTTATTGAATCACTATATGATCTCCACACGTTAAACATTCTATGAATGCTTCTATTATCAATCTCTGGTTCTTGAGTAGGTGATAGTTTTTGTTCGTTTGGATAGATATAGTATCTGTAATTAGACATTTATTATCAGTTAAATATATCTTTAAATATATATTTAACATTAAAATTGAATTATGCAATGAACTATCATCCACAATCAACAAACCATGAATACACTTACAGCAAGCATCGAATCCGCTATGAAGTCTGCCTACCAAGAGTATGCAAATAGCATTGTTGACAAATGTGGAATCGATCCGCAGGTCTTGGAAGATTTGTGGAATGAAAATTCTAAAACCATGAAAATCTCTATCACAACCCGCAAAAAATACAAAACAGTCAGTTCAGTCAGTTCTTCTGATACTTGTCCTTACATGTATGTAAAAGGTCTAAGCTGTGGAACTGTTTGCGGTGCAAAAATCAAAGAGGGTGTTAATTTCTGTTCTTTGCACAAAAACTACAAGAATGTTTCAGTTTGCGATGAGGAATGTTCCAATAATTCCAACCACAATGAATCCAGCGATGAAAACAAAAACAATGAATCCAGTGATGAAAATATGCAAGACTGCGAACAAGGGGTAGGGAATGAAGAAGTGGAGAAAGCAGTGGATGACGGGGCTGTATTGAAAAAGCGCAAAAAGAAATACGACATTAATGATAAGAAAACTAAGTATGATATCACAGTTGTTGATTCAGACGGTGAATCAACTTCATATAAAAAAAGTTTTGGTAAAGTGTTGGGACATTTGAAAAATTTTGTTGCAAATTCAACAGGGCATGAGATTATCGAGGATGGATTAATCACGTATATTGATAAGGTTTCAAATCAGAGCATTCAGATCAAGATTGATAATCCGAACCAACTTAAGAAAATGATTAAGAAAGAAGAATGGGGAGAATATTATGAAGGTTTGACTCATGTTGAAAATTAATAATTTAAATTTAAAAAGTTTATCTGCACTGATAAATGAAAGATAATTATGATGACATTATAAAAACTTTAACTGACCAAGTTGGTAGACTTGATGCAGGTTCTACAACTAATGATAGTGTAATGTCTAGTGTATCGAGTATTACAACTAAACTTAAACCATCTCATATGTATATTCTTGTAGTAGTAGTTGTATTTATAGGTTTATGTTATTTCAAGCCGTCTTCGATTATGAAAGAGGTTAGTATTGATGGAGATTATCCGACCAAGGTAATTGACAAGACTAATTTAATCATGGTTACATTGATTGCGAGTGCAATTATTATTGGATGCATATTTATTTATAAATATAAGAAAAATAGTGATGTATAAAGATGAATACGACAAATGTAAAAAGTGTAATGGTTGGTGTTATTTTATTTATGATTGGATATATGTTGGGTGCAGTTATTGACTACATATTTATGATGCTGGTTCAGATGGCTACGAGTACATACTCAAAGATTTTGTTGGTTATTTTGCAGATATTTGTATTGGTTGCTGCAATACGCTTGTTGTTTTCTTTCTCTGGTTATAAGAATATATCGGAAGATGATAAATATTTTGTGCGGTTTAGTTTAATATCGTCTCAATTATTTTTGTTTAGAAAATCAATCAACTATATATTTCCTCGTGTAATCTAAATATCAGATAATTTATAATTTCGAAATTATAAATTATTTATAGTATCTGTTCCATGTATATTAATGAATTGCATTGAAGAAATATATAAAATTATCTACAACAATCAACCAATGTCGTGTGCAGAATTACATGCTATCATGAAAGATCCTCCTCCATATAAAGACCTCTTAAATATTTTATGGTTCCATACCCCTGGAATCCGTGTTTATAAACAAAACATAAGCCTCTCAGCGTATTTCACGCCAAATAAATACAGCAATCCAGAACGATATGAACAAATGTTATTAAAATACAAAAATCGAAAATAGACGATTACTTTGCAACTTCGTCGAATTCTTGAGGCTTGATGTATACAGAGATGGTTCCGATGGTTCCTATTTTTGAACAAAAGAATAGTGGAAGGTCTTGAGCTGGATAAATTTGTATGGTGTTGCTAAGTCCTGCGATTTTTATTATTTTTGAGAATTGTTCTGTTGTGAATTCTTCTGAATATTCCGGAGAGTCATCATCGTCATCATCGTCTCTTTCTCCAAAATCAACGTGTCGTTTTATGATACCACCTTCCGCATCGCATCGGAAACATATGTAAGATTTCTTTGATTCAACGCGTATGATTGGTCCGTTAATTCCAATCAAGTCTTTTATAGTTTTTTGAAATTCGGATGAATTAACAACGACCGGTTTTCCATACCCGGTTGGAATTTCAATATCAAGAGTTTGTATGTGTTGAATTTTTATTGTGGAAGTTCCGATGCGGGTGTTTTCTTTTGCAATTGTTTTAATTAGGAGATCTGTAGGGTTTTCTTCTTCAATTACTAACTGCAAGCTATCCTTTTTCTTTATATTTTTAACAAGTTTGTATAAATGGTTTAGGTTCAAACCCATGTTCATTTGTTTGTCCTTGTTATATTTGAAATGATTAAACTCTTCTCCATTGAGGAATAGATCAATCAGTGTTTTTCGATGCGAATCTATTTGTCTTAGAACTAAACCTTTTTCGCTAAGTTCGAAGCAACCGGTTTTTAAATTATTTGAAAGAAACTCTGCGAGAACTTTAATTTGATACGCGTCTCCGGTTTTTGCTTTTAATCTAATTGACATTTTTTTCATATTTTTTTACTTTAAATCTATCATAAGAATTTTTAATATTTTACTTAAAATTCTTCATATAATAAATGTCTTCAGAAATAAAATATTTTCAAAAACCAATTTGTTATTTGCAGGCTTCCGATTTCGACAGCAGTGGAAACATTACAAATAAGAATATTCCAAGAAATATCCCAGTCGTCATCATGGCCTTGTCAAATCATTGTGGTTACTGTACTGTTGCAAAACCAGCATTCGACGAGTTTGCAAACTCGTACAAAGAAGAAGTGTTTTGCGCATGCATTCAAGCAGACGGTAACGAACCGGGGGAAGCAGAACTCGCTGGAATGATGCAAATTTCAGGCTTTCCGGAATATATATTATATCGAAACGGAAAGAGGGTTGCTAAAGAGATAACTGGTAGAGATGTCCAACAATTGAAAGAATATGCAAATATTTGATATCAATTTATAAATTTGTTTGTAAAAGTTATAAATTGATATTAATAAATGGTGAAGTTTAATGGAAAACAATTCAAAATTTATGAACTCGATACGACAGAAAGCATTATTGAACGATTAGCAGGGTCTATGAATACTATACCCAAATACATTTATTTCGAGGACCGTGTTCCAACGCTTGAAGAATACCACTCAGATAAAAATATACAATTTATTGATATTCTTGATATTGTTAAGACAACAACAAAAGTTTTGGAACTCAAATCACTACTAGCAGATAAAATAGAACAACAATCATTAGATATGGTTTTAGATGTGTATATTCCATTCTTTACCATGAGCGATGTTATCGCAACGTTTCCGGTAGGCTATGAAGGAACCGCGATTGAAGCAATGGCCGCCGAGCTAATAGAAAATAATCATGTATCAGATAATGATCTTGATACAGCAAGAATTTTATCCGAACTCAAACAAACCCAAAAACATTATCAAAACCAAATAAACGCAAACAAAACAAAAGTCGCGGATAACTTGGTAATGCACCGAGAATATGGTGCAATCGATATATTGGCAAAGCATACTACGTTCAATATCGAACGGTTGCAATTTACCATGAAACTCTTTACAGACGTTGAAGACCTATCATTGTTAGATCTTTTCAATCATATACTCCTGACAGAGCATATACCATATGCATCGATTGGTAAATTTTACAAAGTGTTCAAGGGGCATGTTCCAGACCCATCATGGAACATAACCCTTGATGACGGTATCGTTATGAAAATGATTTATGACCAACAAAAGAAGCAATATTTTGATATTATAGTACAGAGAAGCGGTAAACATTTTGAGATACAAGTTAGCATGGATTTTTATGACAAAACTATCATTGAGGAAACGAATAATCATATTTTGGAAATTTTTGTTAGGTTTAACAAATTAACAATTGGAGATCCTCAAGAAACAAAAGTGGGAGGTTCGTATTATTATCCAAACGCTACAATGAATAATTCTATATTGTTGCACATGTTATTAAATAATCGGGTGTTTTCATATTTGATGTCAACCGATGAAAGTGAAAATGCATCAAAGTCTGTAATTCACGTAAAATTTAGAAACAATAATATTTTGGTAAATGCTACGGTGATTGAATATACTGTAAATAAATTGACTCCAAAAAAGTTGATAGGACCGGATCTTAAGATGAATTCAAAATATGTTAGGGTTTTTATAAAGAGTGCAGAAAATATACAGGTAGTTAATAAGTTTCAAACGATTTTCAGCAAATGCATGACTTTGTATAATAACAATAAAGGCGGAATTATTAATTTCTACTCAAAATATCTTCCAACATTTGCAAAAAAATCGGAAGTCGTTATTGCAATAAAATCAGGAAAAACCCTAACTAAACAACTCCCCGAAATATTTGCAAATAATTATTCTTCCATATGTCCTACAAATAGATGCCCAGTTATCGTACCACCCGACAAAATAGAACAAGCGAAACAAGATAATATGCAATTAATGAATTTCCCAATAGATAAACCAGGTCAACCAGAACGAACTTATGCATGTCCGAACAAATCATATCCGTTTCCAGGTCTGATCTCAAATAATACACTCCGAAACAAGGAAGAATACCCACTTCTTCCTTGTTGCTTTACAAAAGACAGACGGAAAACACCAGACTATGTCAAATACTATCAAGGGATTGATGTACAAAATGAGAGTATTATCTATCAAGATATATATAAATCAGATGTAATCATTCCAAACGAAACAACCGGCAACAAACTACCGGACAATGTTAAAAAGATTTTTTCCATACTCGAATTAGATACTAATAAATCTTACATAAGAAAAGGCGTTGTTCGAACCACAAGTAGTTTACTAAACTGTATATTGAACTCTCAAAATATAGACAACATTCTTCAGGTGGGAAACGACGAACTACCCAATTTCATACAGAAATACAGGAAATCTCTATCATCAGTCATTAATGCAACCCTCTGCAAACAAGAAATGTTTGACTACTCTGTCGACGAAATTAGACAATACATATACGATACTGATAAATATATGGACCCGTCATTATTCACTTCCATGCTTGAACAAATATTTGAATGCAATATATACATTTTCTCAAGGCTATCGGCTGGAGACAAGGGAGAAATAATTTTACCGCGCCATTCGCAAGGTTATTACAAATTTGATAGGAAACTACCAAGTATTTTCATCCTCGAACATATAGGTAGCAAATCTGATAACGCAGAATATCCTCAATGTGAATTGATTGGAAGACTCGATTCCATAGCAAATGAAGCTTCTTATATATTTGATTATGATGAACCAATTGCAGACAAAATAAGAGACTTGAACGATATGAAAAGGGCCTCATATTCTCTAACAAAAGAAAATACTCTCACTAACTGGGACGACAAAATAAAAGTTATAGCCCAAATGATAGACACAAACGGAAAATGTAGATTGATCCAAGTCAGACATGAGAACAAAGTCATATCAATCGCAACCGACCCAATGCCTATTTTTGGTGCAATTGAAATTGGCGAAGAGGAAATCGTAAGAGTGAACATTGCAACGGCTGTACAGTTTATACAGTATTCTCAATTCAATATACTCGGACAAATAGAAGAGAATGGAGAAGTTGTAGAAATCAACGGATATATAGGAAATACAAACATGTCAATACTTATAATCCCTGCAGTCTATCAAGATATAGAACTTCTCAGTATAAGTCCTAAAATACCAGTATCCAAACAAACATCAAAATTAATTAAGTATAACATCTCCAGAAAAATTGCAAGAACTCTCACAGAATTTTTTATATGGGCCTACTCAAAATACGTCGACATGAATCCTTCAGCCGGAGACCAAACACAAATATTTCCAGAAAAACAACTTGAAAAATCTATCGTGAAATTCGTAGACAACTCTGTCGTAATCAACAAGAATGTGATATATACTCTATCAGAAAACAAATTTAATAGCTCTAACAGTATCATGAAAAATGGAAAAATCATTGTATCTTCCCTAGAAAATCTTAAGAGACTCGTATACATTCTTCGACTAGAAATAACCAGAAATCCACTAAAAGTAGTAAATTATAAAAATAAAGAAATCATAGACAACTACTACAAGGAAATATCAGACTTCGATGAATATCCGTCTCAAGTTATTCTAACAGGAGAACACGCAATATATAATTGGATCGAAGAAAACTTAGACAAAAATATATTACAAGACCACATCATGATATACATTATCGACGGAGAGACAAATAATGATGTAATAATCCACAATTTTAAACAATTAGAAGAATACATGTTCTTCATACCAGAATCTGGCAAACCTTACTTCTTCAAAAATGTTTTAATTAGCGAAGATATTATGTTAGCACAAAATACAAACTCTTTAGAAAGTGCAAAAAGTATCGCAAAATACTGGACAATATACAACATAAACCCAGGCGGAGATTATACCGGAGATTCCGACATTAACTATTACCTATATGAATACAAAGATCCGTCAGATATTACTACTTCAGTCGTATCAACAAATTCAATAGAACCGGACGGTCATATTGTAACTTACTCAATTGATGGTGTAGACCAATACACCGTTCTATTACCGTTTAAATAAATATTCCATATTTAATAAATGGACAATTATTTCGACAAATATATGTATCTTCAATGTAGCTTCTGTACAGACATCGCTAACACTGTATTCAAACAAGATTCAAATCACATTATGACTAAATGGTATACTCATAATGAAAACATTCTAAATTTCTTATCTTCTTTGGACGTGGAAAATAGACAAAAACTTTTCTTGTGGGTAGAACAAACATATAATAACCCCTAATTATAAAGATTGTATATTCTACACAACGTCGAATATACAACCCCCACTTCAGACATAAAAATTTGTATCTTTGATAATGTAGATTTGGAATGTTTTCCAGGTCTTTTCTTATACCATATCATCAACTCAATTGAATTAGAATAACATTCACTAAATTCTCCAACTATTGCATCCATATTATTATAATCATCACATGTACTCTTATACAACCCAACCATTTTTTCCAAATGATCTCTAAACCTCCGTCGCTCTTTTACATCACTCTCACGAACTTTCTGATCCATGCGAAACAATCCCCAACAATCTTGAGCCAATTGCGTTTTAGTCTTCAAATACGCTTTTATCTCCAAATAATGTGTTATTCTTTTATCATTGCTACACTCACAAAACATTTGCTTTATATCCATATATTTTTATTATTCTTAAAAGAAGTTTTTTAGAATATAAAATGCTGTTAACGATTTCTCTTGCATACTTCATGTCTACCAGTGGTAATTCTACATTTTCAACACAATTAACTTAGTTTCGATAATACAATGAACTTTGTTGATTATAAACTTAAAAAAATTGTTGATAAAAAAGAAGAAATTATAGTAATCGGACAAAGTATGGGTGGTGTTGTTGGTAATAGTCTGCATACTAAAGGCTGGAACATAAAATTGTCTATTAGTATCGGTTCGCCTCTTCATGGAGCTTATTTACTCAGGCAATTTGATAATATATTACCTAAGATGATTAGGGATTATTTTTACAATAAGAAACCGAGGGTTTATGATTACTTAACGACAAAGGAGTCGACAGAAGAGCCTTACCATTCAATAAGTATGGCCTGGCCTTTTACGGATGTGTTTATAAGAGTGAGACAATGATGAACGAAAGCAAACATACTCATCTTAGATGTGCAGATCCCAGATTATGGGTACTTGTCCATAATATAATACATAATAAGAATCAAATTTAAAGAGTGTATAATATTATTTTAAAATAAATATTTATTTTTATTTTAATATATAAAATGTCGAGCTACGAACTTGAAGAAAAAGGAAAATGGATGATTGCTGGATATACTGCAATTGTTTTCATACTATTGTCTCTACCCACTGTTTACAAAACCGTTGGAATGGTACCAAAGGCTGTTGGAGTTAAAACTAACGAAAATGGATGTCCAACCTTTAACGGGATTATAATTCATGCATTGGTATTTATGTGTATTGTTAGATACATGATGAATGTCGAGTTGCCGTTTGTTAAATAGAAAACATATTAATAATTAATACTTGATCACAAAGTATTAATTACGTTCTGACAGAATATTATTTGTTTCTACATTTTGAATATAGTTTATTTAATTCATTTTTATTCCATTCTTGTAAAATTCTTTAGTCCCTAATTGACCATCTGGATACCATGATAACTGTTCTTAGACTTTAAACGCGTTGCTTTCGGCTACACCGTTAGTCCCCGGAGGTCCTTCTTTGTTCCCTTCCTTGTAAAATTCTTTTGTCCACAATTGACCATTTTCATGCCATGATAATTGTTCCTCTTCCATTTTTCCTTCTTTGAAAAATCGTGTAGAATTTAATTGACCATCTTCATACCATCTTAAATGTTATCCTTCCTTTTTCCCGTTTTTATAAAAATCTTTAAACATTAATTGACCATTGTTCCACCATTCTAATTGTTCCCCTTCCTCTTTCCCGTCATTGTAAAATTGTTTAGACCATAATTGACCGTTTCTATACCACCTTAATTGTTCCCCTTCCTGTTTCCCTTCCTTGTAAAAGTGTTTAGAAAATAATTGACCATCTTTATACCATGTTAATTGTTCGCCTTCCATTTTCCCTTCATTGTAAAATGATTTAGAAAATAATGGACCAGTTCTATACCATTCTAATTGTTCTCCTTCAAGTTTCTCATCTTTATATCTTTCTTTATATTTAAAACCGCTTATTCGTCGTCCTTCTTCGATTTTCCAAAACAGACTATACAAATGATTCATATCCGCCTTAATAACCTTGTTAAAATCCTTGCTTACGAGCAAAATATCATCAATGATTTTTCCTGTTAACAGCGGACATATAACATCAGTAAAAATATTGGTATCGAGAGTATTCATTGTTGTTAATACCAAAAATATAGTTTACTAAATTCATTTTTATTGTACAAACCATGATAAAATTGATTATTATTGCAAAGTAATTAAATTTAATTAACGTTATATACCACGACAGATATGACAATCACTCAAAATCT